ATTAAACCAAGTAAAAATAAAAAGCTTGGAAAGTTAGTTACAAAAGGCCGTTATAAGGGCATGCCTATTTATACCGTTACTCTTCCAGAACGTAAAACATGTCCTGATTCCTGTTCATTTTGGTCATCATGTTATGGAAATAGAATGCCTTATGCACATCGAATAGATCCAACTAACGATCCTGATTTATTTATAGATACAATAAAACACGAAGTAAGTTATTTAGCTTATAAACATAGGCATACTGGTTTTCTGGTGCGTTTACATGTTTTAGGTGATTTCTTTAGTCTTAAATACTTACAAACGTGGTGGCATTTACAAACTAAATCATTTCCTAACGTGTTAAAAGTATTTGGTTTTAGCGCACGTTTACCGCAAAAGAGTAGAAAACGACCACATACAATTGGTGACGAGCTATTACATATACAAAAACAACGCAATAAAGATTTCTTTATACGTTTTAGTGGATTGATAAAAAATGACGTTTGGTCTGCTAATAGTATAAATGAAAGCGAAGAGGGTATTATATGCCCTTATCAATTAGGTCTAACAGAAAACTGTGGAACGTGTGGTTTGTGTTGGACTACAGATAAACCAATACTTTGGTTAGATGAGGATTAATGTTATGAAAATTGAAAATAAATGTGCATTTGGTTTAATTCTATTAGTAGGGCTAACAATGGTTTTATTTATTTTATATTCAAACGGATTTTTTAATTCTACAGCGTTAACGAATAACTGTGGGGAATACGCTGTTGATGTTTGTGATAAAATGATTTCCCACTTTCACTATTAATATATAAAAAAAGGAGGGCATGTAATGCCGTTAGATAATAGTTATTTCGATAATCAACCTAATTTCAATAACAACAATAACCATATTTTCCCAATAGATAGACCTAAAATATTCTGGCCTGTCGCTAAAGAGAAAATGGTTAGTATTTCTGGAAGGGAATCAGACCGTATTGGTTTATGGCGTACTGATAGAGAAGATAACAATTTTCTTGGCGTTCATAGTGAGAAATATGGTGTTATTGAAAACAGGGAACTAATAGAAAATTTACAAAATCAAATAGTAAATTCTATTTCTCCTGAGTATTTAAAAGATATTAAAGTAACAGATTACACCAGCTTTAACGGTGCTGTTATATTTTCTGAATATATCTTTCCTAATTTATCGGAAGAAATAGGAAATTCCAGAAACACTTCTAAAGTTTCTTTTAGGATTATTGTTAAAAATAGTTTTGATGGTTCTTCTGGAATTCGTTTAATTATTGGAAATATTGATATGTTTTGTATGAACGGTCAAATAACTGGTAATTTTGACGTTGTTTCTAAAAAGCATACTTCTCGTATTAAAGTGGATGATATTACTAAACGTTTAAAGAAAGGAGTAGAAAAATTTAGGGAAGAAATGGTTTCTTTTAATTGGTTTGCTAAACATCCAATAGCAAATACTAAAGCGTATGATTTCTTTACAAAATTGTTTGTTTCTTATGACCAGGAAACAGGTGAAGAAAAGAGCGGTGTTAGCAAACGGGATAGGACATATAATCAATATTTAGCTTATGAAGTGCCAGCAAGAGGAAATAACGTTTGGTCAGCTGTTAGTGCTTTATCTGCTATTAGTTCTGATAATTCAGAATATTTTGCTCCACGTAAAACAGGAAAGGATCACTACGCTGATACTATTGTTAAAAATCAACTTCAAGTTGGCGCATGGTTACAAACAGAAGCATTTAAAGAACTAACTGTAAATGTTGGGTAAATTTAATTATTAGTAGTATTGGATTAGTAACCATGAATTTTAACAAGTATTGTTTCTTATTATATGCAAGTATTGTTATAGTAATTGTAGTATTTTCTATAACGGTATTTGGTGAATTATATAACGTACTCCCTGCTAATAAGGTAGAGCTACCGTAAAAGCTCCCTTATTAGCCAACTGGCAGGATAGACATCTCTCTTTATTACCTTTCTCAGATGTTTATTCTGCCTTTTTTTTTGCTTTTTTTTTATTTTTTTAAATTACTAGGTGAATTTAATCCTACTATTCGTTCAATATCAATTTCCCCTAATATATCTTTTATTTCCCTACTGGTTTTTATCCACGTTTCAATAATAATCAATTTCATGGTGTCATGGTTATTTGTGAGTTGGTGCCATGCATAAGGCGGAACATAACAACTTTCCCCTGTAGCTAGAATACGTTTTAAATTCTCTGTATCGACCAGTGAATCATCAAGTTTAATATTAACGGTAGCAACCCCTTCTGCAACTACCCAATGCTCTGCACGATGCTTATGGCGTTGATAGCTTAATTCACTATTTGGATTTACAACTAATTTTTTAACACGATAGTCTAAACTATTATCATTTAAAACAATCCAATAGCCCCAATCGCGTTCATTTATTCTATCATTTGTATTTTTTTCTGTTTTTTGCATATTTTTTTTCATTCCCGACGCACCTAAAAAAAGCCCGACGCACCCAAAATGAGGGCATTTGAGTTATATTTATAATAAAACTTTTTAAAGAAAACATTTTATTTAAATAAACGAATAAATATATAATGTCAACCCGACATGCCTTGTGAGTTAAGACGGCTTAAACTCACATTTTATAATAACGATTTACCCCTGGATGCGATTTGACATCTGGAAATTTTTGCCGTACGGTAGCTGTCGCGTACCTCATCAATCAAGTGGGAAAAAAAAGGAGCCGACACATGGCAACACAGCGGATTGTCCAGCAGCATATTGCTTGTCCTAATTGCCCTTCAACAGATGCTTACTGTATTTATGAAGACGGACATGGTTTTTGTTATAGTTGTACATATTATGAACCATCGAAGAACGATAAAGATTTTATAGTTCAACAAGAAGTAAAAACTTCTGTATCTTCTAACGGAACTTTTAGTTCTATTAACGATAGAAATATTACTTTAGATACATGTAAAAAATATAACGTAACAATAAATAATAAAGATAACGGAAATATTACCCATCATCTTTATCCTTATTACGATAAAAATAACCAGCATATTGCTAGTAAAATAAGAACGGTTAAAGATAAAGGATTTAAGATTGAAGGAAACTTTGCTTCTACTTTATTATTTGGACAACAGTTATTTAATCAAACAGGAAAATATATAACTATAGTTGAAGGGGAACTAGATGCATTAGCAACTTATCAGATGCTTGGTTCTCAATGGCCTGTTGTTTCTGTTAAATCTTCAACCAGTGCTGTTAAAGACTGTAAACAAAATCTGGATTATTTATCTCAGTTTGAAAATGTAGTTATCTGTTTTGATAACGATAAACAAGGAAAGAAAGCTGCTGAAAATGTAGCGCGATTATTTCCTCCTAGTGTAGCGTTAATAGTTCCGTTAGAAGATTATAACGATCCATGTGAATATCTTATTAACAATGAACAACCAAAGTTTGTAAAATGCTGGTGGAATCATAAAGCTTATACACCTGATGGTATTTTATGTTTTTCTGATATGTGGAAAACGTTGAACGAAGAAGATAGTACTGTTGCAGTTCCTTATCCGTGGGAAGGTTTAAATACAATGACTTACGGTATGAGGCTTGGAGAGTTATGTACATATACTGCCGGATCAGGACAAGGTAAATCCAGTTTATTAAGAGAATTGGTTTATCATCTTATTCAATCTACAGATTATAAAATAGGTATGATGTTTCTCGAAGAGACACCCAAACGTACAGCATTAGCTCTATGTGGATTACATCTTAATAAACCTATTCATTTACCTGATTTTGAATATACAAATGAAGAACTTGATAAAGCTTTTAAAGTTTTTGGTTTAGATAGACGCCTGTTTCTTCTTGATCATTTTGGATCTTGGGGCATAGATAAAATATTATTTAACGTACGTTTTTTAGCTAAAGGAATGGACTGTAAGTTTATATTTATAGACCATATTTCCATTATTGTTTCAGCTTTGGAATCAGGTGATGAGCGACGATCTATAGATGAAATTATGACTAAGCTTCGTATGTTGGTACAGGAATTAAATATTCATTTAGGTATTGTTACTCATCTCAAACGAGTAGGAGGTATAGGACATGAAGAAGGAACATCTGTATCGTTAAGTCATTTACGTGGTTCAGCAGGTATAGCCCAATTGTCTGACATGGTTATTGGTATGGAAAGAAATAGTCAGCATGACATTGAGCGTATTCGAAATACCAGCACTGTTCGCGTATTAAAGAATAGGTTCTCAGGTGATACTGGGCCTTGTACCTGGTTATATTATGATAGAAATAAAACAGGCAGATTGGAGGAAGTGGAACAGCCTAACGACGATACTAATGAAGAAAATAGTGATAATAATAATAGTTTTTCACCTGTTGTATCAACTGAAGAAGATACAGAACTGGATGATTTAACTGTTTTTGATAATCCATTTATTATACGTTAAACAAAAAGGAGAAAAGGAAATGAGAACAAATATTATTCATAATGAATCCTGTTTGGATACAATGGCTCGAATGGGTAGTCAGTCTGTAGATTTAGTTATAACTTCACCGCCTTACAATATGAACTTGCGGATAAGAAATGGTAAGTATTGTTCACGACAGGTTGTTGAAAATGATTTCAGTAATAAATATTCTGAATTCTCTGATAACATGCCTATTGATGAGTTTTACGATTTTCATTGTCAGGTCTTGAGAGAACTGCTAAGAGTAAGTGAACTTGTTTTTTATAACATACAGATTGTAACAGGCAGTAAGAGAGCTTTCTTTAAAATGATAGGTACGTTCTCTGATAAATTAAAGGATATCATTGTCTGGGACAAAGGAGCAGGACAACCAGCTATGCATGAACAGGTTCTTAACCGTGGATCAGAATTTCTATTGGTTTTTGATAACGACTATCCAATCAGTCGTCAGTTTCGAAACAAGGGACGGTTCGAAAGAGGAACGTTGGAAGATATATGGCGTATTAACAGAACCAGAAAATCTTTTAACGGTAACAAAGCAACCTTTCCCTCAGAACTGGTGGAAAAAATTCTCTCTAATTTCTCTGATGAAGAAGATATTATTTACGACCCATTCATGGGAACAGGAACCACAGCTATAGGAGCCAAGAAATTACAGCGTCAGTTTCTAGGTAGTGAAATAGATCAAGAACTGATTAATGTAGCTTATGATCGAATAGATAATGAAGATCAATTATCCTTTCGTGATTATAATATTAAAACAAAAGAGTTTATGACAGACAAAAAGTATTTAAAAAATAGAGAAGGATATTGGTATTTTTATAGACGACAACCTCATACCAATTTAAAAACCAAGATTTCTCTCAAGACAAAAAATCTACAAACAGCACAACAACGAAGAGATAAAATCCTAGTTAAATGGGAAGAATTAATGGTTGATGTGCACGATGCTCAAGTTATTCAGACATTACAAAAAAGAATGGAGAACGTTTATTATGAGTAAACAACATAAACAATTTGTAAACTGGATGGAACTTTATTTTAGTTCTCACAGCCGTCCTGTTCCTGCTTGGTTTAAAGATAGAAAAATACAGGAACAGATTTATCAGGAGTGGTTACAGTTACCTGATATTGCTAAAGCTCCAATCGAATCTTTAATCTTACGTTACAAGGAAAAAGCTGATGCCAGATAAAAAAGAAACTGCGGTAAAAAAACCTCGTCAAAATCAATACGAGTATTCCCGTCGTAAAGGTGACGGTAAATGGATAAAATGGGAACTAATCAGCGATGTTGATTTAGGTCTGATGGATTTAAGAGTAGCTAAACTTTGCGCTTATTTTCCCAGACGATGGGTCATTACAGACGTTGCTAATTCTAAGAGAGAGTTACAGAGATGAGTATCATTGAGGGAAAAGTATGGGGAACGACACGTCCTCTTATTCAATCCAGCGTTATAGAAGTTCATTTAATTAACGTTCACAAAAATGGTTGTTGTTCCCGACATTCTCACCAAAGCAAGATCAACGCTTTTTACGTTATTGAAGGAGAACTGATGATTAGACGGTGGAAAAATTATGACATGATAGATAAAACTATCTTGCGTAAAGGTGATATGTCTATCGTTCCTGCGGGAGAGTCACATCAATTTGTTGCACAGGAAGTAACAGAAGCTTTAGAAATTTATTGGGCAGAACTGGATTCTAAAGACATCGTTAGGGAAACGGTAGGTGGTACATTTAGTGCGCTACAACGAATTAAAGGGAAAACTGACTCGTGAGACGTATTGTTTTAGATATAGAAACGGATGGCCTTAACGCTAAAACGATATGGGTCATTGTTGCTAAAGATATAGATACAAATGAAATTTTTGTATTTAAAGATAAGCAGACAATGGCCCATGATTTTAGAGAGTTTATGACAAAGGTAAGTCGTTGTATTATGCATAACGGTCTTGCCTTTGATGCTCCTATTATTAAACGGTTATTAAATGTTACTATTTCTCATAATAAAATAACAGATACTCTTATATTAGCACGTTTAGCTAACTCTGTAAGAGAAGGTGGTAATTCACTAGCTAACTGGGGAACTATTTTTAACTATCCTAAAATAGATTATGATGATTGGTCACATCTTTCAGATGAAATGATTACTTATTGTAAAAGAGATGTAGATATTACTCATAAACTTTATGAACATTTAAAAATAGAGTTAAATGGTTTTTCAAAAACTTGTATTGATTTGGAATTTGCTGTGGCTTCGTTAATTAACATTCAATGTTATAACGGTTTCTATTTAAATAGTAAAAAAGCAATGGAGTTATCAGCTTGTTTACAACAAAATGCATCCACTATAGAAACTGAATTAGTCAGTGAGTTTGACCCAGTTGAAGTTAAATTAAAAACAAAAACAAAGTATGTACCATTCAATCCTAACAGCCGTAAACAAATAGGGGAAAGACTTAAACTACTTGGATGGATACCTGAACAGAAGACTGACAAGACTCAACGTCCTGTTATAAATGAAAAAACTTTAGAAACCTGTCCTTTACCTGTAGCTCGTAAATTTCAAAGATTGTTCTTATTAAATAAACGTTTAGCTCAAGTTAACTCGTGGCTTGAATCTGTTAATCCTGAAACGGGACGAGTACATGGAAACGTTAAAACAATAGGAACTATAACAGGAAGAATGACTCATAATAATCCAAATATGGCACAGGTTCCTGCTTCTTATTCTCCCTACGGTAAAGAATGTAGGGACTGTTGGACTGTGGAAGATCCTAAAAGGTTTGTCTTAGTAGGCGCAGATGCATCAGGATTAGAGTTGCGTTGTCTTGCTCATTATATGAACGATGAAGAATTTACTAAAGAAGTTGTGGATGGAGATATTCATACAGCTAATCAAAAGGCTGCTGGTTTACCAACAAGAGATAACGCCAAGACTTTTATTTATGCTTTTTTATATGGAGCAGGGGCGGCAAAGATAGGAGCCATTATAGAAGGCGATCAGGAAGAAGGCCAACAACTGATAGATACCTTTTTAAATAACATGCCCAAGCTGGCACAGTTAAGAGAGCGAGTAACTAACGAGGCTGGATCAGGACGGGTACGTGCATTGGATGGTAGGTTCCTGATGATTAGACATGTCCACGCCGCTCTTAACACGTTACTACAGGGAGCGGGAGCTATCATCTGTAAACAATGGCTTATAGAAATATGTAAGCTTGTTTTTGAACATAAGTTGACGGCACGTCCTGTAGCGAATATACATGATGAAGTTCAATTTGAAGTTCTAGCTTCTCAAGCTAATCAATTCTCTGATCTTACACGGGAAGCTATGAAGAAAACAGAAGATATACTTAAAACAAGATGTCCCTTAGATAGTGAAGCAAAGATAGGATTAACATGGTCAACTACTCATTAGAGGTTTTACCTCTCACAAAATTAGAACAGGATCTTGCCAAGTTTATTGGTAATAAACGAAGTGAAGTTAATGCAGAACGGCTTGGTCCAAATGTTTCAAATCTTATAAAGAAAAGTAAACGTCAGTCAAAACAGGAGATTGATGTAGATGGTGCAGCCGGAGAAATTGCGTTTGCTAAAATGATGGGTCTTTATCCTAATCTTTATACTAACGGTCCAGAAAAACAAGCTGACTATATAGTTAATACTAGTAAGATAGAAGTAAAAACAAGTAGATGGAATTCAGCCCACTTACTTTTGCTTAAATCACAGAAAGAATTTGATATTGATTTGTATGTACTTTTAACAGGTACATTTTCCGATGGCTTTAGATTTGCTGGAGCTATTACTAAAAAGGATTTTGTAATACAGGAAAACTATCGTAAATTTAAGACAGGTAACTTGTGTTACAATTTACCACAAAGTGAATTACCGCTTGACTTTGTGGAATTTACCAAGTATGTGAATAGCGGTAACGTAAAAACGAAACGGAAGAAAAGGAAGTAACTTATGGCTATAATTAGTGGTACTGCTTATTGGGCAAAACTTGAAACGCCCCAAAATAATTTTGACCCGACTAAACTTCAATGGTCAATCGACATCGGTAATCTTGACGATGAAAATAAAAAGATTGCACAGGATTTTCGTATGATCCTGAAGAACAAGGGTGACGACCGTGGTGATTTTGTCACTCTTAAACGACCAGCTAAACGTTATAACGGTCAACCAAATCAGAAACCTAGTCTTGTTGATGCCAAGATGCATGACATGTCTGGAACGCTTATTGGTAACGGTTCCAAAATAAACGCTTCGTTCACGACATTTGATTATAAAAACGGTCCTGCGGCTGGTAAAAAAGGCTTTGATCTTCAAGGTGTACAAGTTATTGAACTTGTAAAGTTTGACAGGCCCGAAGGTTCTGATACGAGTGGTGACTTCCAGCCTGTATCTGGGGGTTATGACGCCGTTGGTGACGCACCTCCCTTCGAATAATAATACGTGTCACCATCACAGCCAGTAGGTAGGTTCGCTCCTTTCCCTGCCTACTGGCACTTTTTTTATAAAAGGATAAGATAAAAATGAATTGGCGGTTAATGACTGATGATGCCATAACGGAAATCGAGCGTGACGTTATGGCTTTTTTTATACGTAATTCTAATAAATTTACACAAGGACAAATGGTACGGGACTTTGAAGAGGCTTGGTCCAAGTGGCTAGGTTGCCGTTATTCTGTCTTTGTAAACTCTGGTTCCTCTGCTGACCTTTTGATTGTACGTGCCTTATCAGGTGACGATAGACCTACATGGGTATCTCAAGCGTGTACATGGTCTACTGCTGTTTCCCCCATTATGCAATTCGGTCATCTCCAATTATGTGATATTAATTTAAATAATTTTGGTCCTGATCTGAAAACGTTGGAGTATATTTTTAAAAATGAGAAACCTAAATTTCTATTATTGACCCACATTCTAGGCTTCTGCGCTCTCTCCAACGATCTTCTTGATTTATGTTCTAAGTATAACGTAACAATTGTAGAAGATTGCTGTGAGTCTCACGGTGTCTCTTTCAAAAAGAGAAAGGGCGGTACGTATGGTATAGCCTCTTCTTTTTCCTTTTACTACGGTCATCATATGACAACAATTGAAGGGGGAATGATTTGTACTGACGATAAAAAACTTTACCATGATCTTTTACTGTTACGTTCTCATGGCTTACTCCGCGAGTTACCTGAACGTGAACGTGCCAAAAGAACAGTAGCAAACGTTGACCCTTCTTTTACTTTTTTACGAGATGGTTTCAACGTAAGAAATACTGAACTGCATGCCAAGTTAGGACTATTACAGTTACCTCATTTAGATTCAGCTATAGAACATAGAAACGAAAACTTTCGAATTTTTATTGATAATTTAAAACCATTTTTATATAAAACTTATTTTATAACTGAAGGCTGTAGTAATTACGCTTTACCTATATTTACTAAGAGTAATAGGATGCCAGCTGTAAAAGAGAAATTAAAGGAAATGAATATTGAATACCGTCCTCTTATATCTGGTAATCTTTTTGAACATCCTTTTATGAAATCTATTAATCAATTTCAATTTGACGACAACGCAAAAATCATTCACGATAGCTGTATATACGTAGGCAATCATAAAGATATTACTCCTTCTATGGTAAAGGATTTATGTGAAGCTCTGAATTCTATTACAGAAACTTAAACATAATGACAGGTAAAAATAAAAAGCCAACCATCCATACCCTTGTAGAAGATATAGAAAAAGTATTCTCCCCTCAATCCAAAGCTGTTCCTACTGATGAAGATCTGAAAACATTCAGTAAAAATGTAAGCGAAGCCATTGTTTCTACCTTTATTCGTAATCGGGAAAAAGGTGGGCATGATTATTCTCTTCGTATGTCTAATATAGGAAAACCTTCCAGACAGCTTTGGTATGAAACTAGACAAGACCCTGAAACTACTGAACCTCTTTCCTATTCTCTTCTGTTAAAATTTTTATATGGTTCTATCCTCGAAGAACTTATGGTTCTCCTATGCCGTACAGCTGGACATGTCGTTACGGAACAGCAAAAGGAATATAAACTGGAAGGTGTCGTAGGTCATCAGGATGCCAGAGTCGATGACATTATTGTAGATTTTAAATCAGCTTCTGGTAGAAGTTTTAAAAAATTTAAAGATCATTCTCTTCTCGAAGACGATCCTTTTGGTTACATAGCTCAACTCTCTTCGTATGCACAAGCTGCTGGAGAAAAGGAAGCCGCCTTTATAGCCATTGATAAACAGAGTGGAGAAATTACGCTTATGCCTTTACATCAAATGGAAATGATAAACGCAAAAGATAGAATAACGTATTTAAAAGGAGCTATACAGCAAGCCACACCTCCAGAAAAATGTTATCTTCCTGTTGAAGAAGGTAAGTCAGGTAACTATAAACTGTCCATAGGATGTGTGTACTGTAAATTTAAAAAGGAATGTTGGAGTGAAGCTAATAACGGAAAAGGACTTCGTACCTTTCAATACGCAAACGGTATTCGATTCTTTACAGACGTTAAAAAACAACCTAGAGTCGAAGAAGTTTTCATTTAGATCCAAGTTTGAATCCATTGTATGTGATGATCTAACTGAACGTCGCGTTGACTTTTTATACGAGCCGTTTAAAATAAATTTTATCGTTCCTTCTATTGAACGACATTATCTTCCTGACCTTGTTTTACCTAATGGTATTATAATAGAATTAAAAGGAAGATTCTTTAGTGATGATAGAAGGAAACATTTACTGATAAAGGATCAATACCCTGATTTAGATATACGTTTTGTCTTTCAGAATCCTAATCTTTCTATTGCTCCCAAAGCAAAAACAACGGTAGCTCAATGGTGCGACAAGAATTCTTTTAAATGGGCCGACAAAATAATACCGAAAGCATGGATCAAGGAAAGTGGAAGAAAAAGAAAAAGAAAAAGAAGACAGCAAAAAGCTAACGGACAAGACCGATACTAAAGAATTTAGTTACGAAGATTTAAAAGAAATTCTAAACTACTATGAAGATGATCTGGAATTTACATTTAATAAAGAAAGGCATAATGATTTTTTATGGCTCTCTTCTATTCAAACAAATAAAACAGCTGTTCCCGAAAGACTTCTTTTTATTTCTGTATTTCTACAGGCGTTACTAGACGCCACTAAACCTGAAACAAAAGAAGAACCAATTTCCTCAGAAAAAGCTAGACAGTCTGCTCTCAAATGGTTTACTGTACCTTCCTGTGTAACTGCCTCTACATATGAACCTATCTGTGAATTGGCAGGAATTGCTCCTGATTACGGTAGGAAATTTTTTAATCGTATCTTGAGTAAAGATTTAAAGTTTGTTCACAGACGTATAAACGTTCTGTTAAACAGTGCAAAGGAGTAACCGATAATGAGTCAACCTAACATTTTTGCTAACATTCCTAACGATTCGCCAGGATGGATAGCTATTCGAAAAAATATTATGGCGAAAAACGAAGTCGCTAATCCTCCTCATTATAACCGTAACGATATTGAAGCTATTAAAGCTATCGAAGCCAGCATGACACAGATAGAATTTCTAGGCTATCTAAAAGGAAACGTTGAGAAATATCTATGGCGATATGCTTATAAAGACAAGCCAATGGAAGATCTGGGAAAGGCTCATTGGTACTTATGTAAATTAATGGAGGAATGTGGTAAGATTGACGAGACACATTTATCTAATTATTTTAAGACGATAGACGATACGTTTGTGGACAGCGGTGATAATTGATAGGATAGCTGTACTATGATAAATAATATTCTTCCTGTTGATTATCTCTCTAGTCGAAATGACTCCCTAAAACTCGCACGTAAAATAGAAGAATATTATCATAAGCAAGGACATACTTCTGTAAAAGCATCTGTTTTAAGAGAAGAAGTCAGTCCTGATAATTACGTTTGGGTCATACGAAGTAATCTAAAATTTAAAGTTCCTCGTCTCAGTCCCTGATTATATAATAGATTTCCCTATTTAAACTAGGAGAAAGCTAAACATCATGCCGACGTTTAGAAGCAATGAGAATCCTATGTTTCGCTCTAAATTCAGCGAAGATATTTTTAAACTTAAATACCAGCATACAAGTTGTGAAACTTGGTCTGATCTGGCCCGTACACTGGTTCACGATGTATGTGATACACATCTTACTTCTGATGAAGTCGATGAACTTATCAACATTATTACTGATTTAAAATTTATTCCCGGTGGGCGTTATCTTTATTACGCAGGGCGAACTAACAAATTCTTTAATAACTGTTTTCTGTTAAAGGCCGAAGAAGATACACGGGAAGATTGGGCAAACCTGTCGTGGAAATCTGAATCTTGTTTAATGACAGGTGGAGGAATAGGTTGTGACTATTCTGTTTACCGTCCTGAAGGAGAAGTTCTAAGAGGAACAGGTGGATTAGCTTCTGGCCCTATTCCCAAAATGTTAATGATTAACGAAATAGGAAGACGAGTTATGCAAGGAGGCAGTCGTCGTTCTGCTATCTATGCAAGTTTGAATTGGCAGCACCGTGATATAGAAAAGTTTCTAACGGTTAAAAACTGGTACGAAATGACGGTAGGCAATACTGAATACAGTTACGGTCAAATCAAGGAACAGGACTTTAATTTTTCCTGTCCGTTAGACATGACTAACATATCCGTTAACTACGATACGGATTGGATTCTTAACTATATGGAGAACAGAGATGCGGGAGACGTATTTAAAACCAATGTACAGCAAGCTCTCAGTACGGGAGAACCAGGCTTCTCGTTTAACTTTTTTGACAAAGAAGAAGAAACGTTACGGAATGCTTGTACCGAAGTCTGCTCCGAAGACGACAGTGACGTATGTAATCTGGGCAGCGTTAATCTGGGGCGTGTCGATAATATTAGGGAGTTTTCTCAGATAATTGAACTGGCAACAAAGTTTCTTCTCTGCGGTACATTGAAAGCACAACTTCCTTACGATAAAGTTTACAAGGTGAGGGACAAGAACCGACGACTTGGTTTAGGTTTGATGGGTATGCACGAGTGGTTAATCAAACGTAAGTACAAATATGAAGTTTCAACTGAACTGCACAAGTGGCTTTCTGTTTACAAAGGTGTATCCGACAAGACCAGTTCCTCGTTTTCGGATACGTTGGAAATCTCCCGACCTGTTGCCAATCGTGCTATCGCTCCTACTGGTTCTATAGGTATACTGGCTGGAACCAGCACAGGTATTGAACCTATCTTTGCTGTAGCTTACAAGCGACGGTTTCTTAAAGGTCAAAGTCGTTGGCATTACCAGTACGTCATAGATAGCGCAGCGCAGGAAATTATAGATCTGTACGGAATTTCTCCTGACAAGATTGAATCGGCTCTCGACCTTTCCGAAAACTACAAAAGAAGAATAGCGTTTCAAGCAGACGTTCAAGACTATGTGGACATGTCTATTTCTTCTACAATTAATTTACCACAGTGGGGAAGTAAACTGAACAATGAAGATATGGTGGATGATTTTACTAACGTCCTTGCTTCTTATGCTTGTCGTCTACGAGGTTTTACTGTTTACCCTGATGGGTGTCGTGGTGGTCAGCCTCTTACTCGTGTCTCATATAAAGAAGCTGCTGACAAACTGGGCGAAGAATTTGAAGAGAACGTTGAGACACACGATATTTGTCATATAACAGGACATGGGGGAAGTTGTGGAGTTTAGGCAAGACGTGAGTAAGTGGATGTTAAGAACTTACATTGTCTGGTCTATCTGTGCAGATATTATTGTACTCTCAGGAATTATCTGGTTAATTTTTTAAGGAGCATTTTAAGAATGACAATGTTTGCAAAGATTGAAGATGTACTGGCTGATCAAGTAGCTCCTTCTATTGCTCAACACGGAGGAGTTATTCAGTTACTGTCTTACGATGAAGAAAATAAAAATGTTCACGTTAAGTTATCAGGTTCTTGTGCAGGATGTGCGGCTAGTATATTTACGTTAAAGATGGGTGTAGAACAGACGCTTATAGAATTATTTCCTGATGACGTTAAAACAGTTTCTCACGAAGAAGGAGAAGTTGTTCATCCTTGGTACGGTAACTGATGAAGGTTAATTCTTTGACAGGGTAGAAATTAAGATGTATAAACGTGGATACTGGAAATGGTACAGGCTTCTGAGAAAACAGGGAGGGTATGGTATTTTAACATCTTTTTCTTCTTCGTTTTTTAATACGTCAGTTTGGCCTGACGGTCCTGATTCTGTGGATACAGTAATATATGTTCTCCCTATCGGTAAAATTGAAGAGACATCAACAGGATGGGGAAGTGCTTCAACCTTTATGGAATAAAAGATAATTATTATGGAAACAACAGCAACGAATGAACTAAGTATGCAGAGCATGCTCAATCACATGAACTTCCTTTTCAGGGAGATAAAAATCCTTGAAGACAGGTTTGAAGAACATGATACAGGTCATCTTCATACAACTGTCGATGTTCTTAAAAAAAGGATAAACGAGATACAAAGTGAGATGGTTCAGCTATCTTGTAAGTGTGATTAACAAAAAACAGGGCCGTAGAGCGTCACCCAGGTGTCATCTCGTACCTTTTCCTACCTACCCTACCAGAATCGTATCAATTCTTCTGTACGGCTCTCTACGTCCTTTCTCAGCGATTTATCTAAATTTAAGGGTCACAACATGAAAAAAGCTTTAATCACGGGCATTACAGGGCAAGACGGTGCTTATCTGTCCCATCTGCTCTTTAAAAAACTGAACTATGAAGTGCATGGATTAGTCCGTCGCAGCAGTGCACCTAATTTTTGGCGTCTTAAAAAATTAAACATGGATAAAAATATTATTATTCACGATGGAGATTTAACAGAGTACGAAAGTCTGTGGAAGACAGTAGAAAAAATAAAGCCTGACGAGATATATAATCTGGGAGCCATGAGTTTTGTACAGTCGAGTTTTCAAACACCTATCTATACAACAAACGTTATTGCTGTAGGTACACTGAATTTACTGGAAGCTGTACGTCACGTCATGTTAAACGACGTTTCTTACGAACCAAGAATTTATCAGGCATCCAGTTCTGAAATGTTTGGTAAAGTTCGTGAGACACCTCAAACAGAAATGACACGTTTCTATCCACGCAGTCCTTACGGGACGGCCAAGGCATTTGCTCATCATACTTGTATAAATTATCGGGAAGCTTACAACATGTTTATTTCATGTGGCATTCTGTTTAACCATGAAAGTCCGTTACGTGGAGAAGAATTTGTTACCCGTAAAATAACCAAGAACCTGGCCGTTATCTCCAGGTTGTTAAGAGAAAAGAAATACGATCAGCAAAAACATATTCTCAAACTGGGCAACGTTGAAGCGGAAAGAGATTGGGGGCATGCTGAAGATTACGTTGACGCCATGTGGCTAATGCTTCAACAGGACAAGGCAGATGATTTTGTTATAGCAACAGGATTAACAACCAGAGTAAGAAATTTCCTGCAACTTGTTTTGGAAAAGATGAAATGGGACGTATCCTTTAACGGTTTCGGAAAAGATTTTAGTGTACAAGATAACAAGACAGGCCGTCTTATTGTAAAAACGTCTGAAGAATTCTTCCGTCCTTCTGAAGTTGACATGTTGTTGGGCATTCCTATTAAAGCAATGAGCCATCTTCAATGGAAACCGAAACATACACTTCATACTCTAGCTCAAGAGATGGTGGATTGGGACGTTAAAGAATTCGGTTAACGATGCTTCATGTTGTTACGATGCGTGTTGTTTCTCTTCTCGAAAGTACGCATACCACCAAGTCCTAAAAGAGCCAACGTCAAGCTCATTAATCCTTCAGTTTGAATATCAGGAAGAGTGACAGGAGTACCGCTGACAGTCATGTACCATGTAGCACACGGTAAGAATACGAATTGCCACGCCAATCCAAAAGCACATATCCACATGATGCTCGGTCTAGCTCCGGCGACAAAGATGGAAGGATGCTTCGCACTTTCCTTATTTATTTCGATTTGCCCAAGGTTAGCGTCAGTGTAAGCTTTACGTAATTCGAAATCCAATTTTGTTTTAAGATCTTTATCTTCTACAAACTTATCCAGAACTTTTCCGGCTACACCTATAATTGAATCTGCTATTCCTAAAACCATGAGTGTTACATTCCTTCTCCGTTGTCTTCGTTCTTTTCATGCATATCACTTATGACGTCTATTAATTCCATTTTTAATTTATCCAAAGTTAAGTATACAGTAGATAAACCTAGATCGCCAGCAAACCAGTTGTATGTTTTGGGTATCTTTCCTTTATCTTCAAATGCTAGGATAACAACGCCACTAATGTCCTCGTTATTTATAATTTCTCCTTTAACTTCATCCATCGCATCCACAACAATGGTCCTTATTTTTTCACGTTCATCATCAGGTAAGTCACTTTGAACAGGACGAACTATACTTTTAATTGGAAATTTAATAACATCAGTCATTGTTTTAATATCTCTTTATAAGTTGGACGTTTCTTCTGAACTTTGTCGTTCCATATAGCCTGAATTAAACCACCACACTGTACATCCAGATCAATATCTATATCTTCTCTTCCCAGAAGTTCTTCGAAGTCTTGTGCCATCGCCAGAAGTTCTCCTGTTGTCCAGAATTTTTCTGTAGTAGCTCCTAGTCCTACATGAATATATTTTTTGCTGTTGTTTTCATCTACAGCTTTTTTATCTTTTGGTTCTTCATCAAACGATGAATCAAAACCGTACATCTTAAACTTTCTAAAGCCTAGCGTGAACATCAAACCTAACGCTCTCATGGCTGCACACGTTCCTCCTGTAACCAGCATCTTGTTCTTTAACGGCTCGTACTCTTTAATCGCATCTGAATAGGCATGCCATCCATATATATCCGCTTTCTTTTTAATAAGTAAATCCAAAACAGATACATCTGTCATGGAAGCGACAAAAAATTTAGTTGCTTTGGGAACGTTATCAAATAATGTAGAACGCACTACGCCGTGAGTTGATGTACCGTCAACAGGACGTGGATCAAGAATCATACAGGCCCACGGAACGATATTGTTTTCCAGAAGAACAGGAAGAGAATGTTTAACACAGACAATTTTAGCTCCTGTTTTCTTTTTATAACTTTTTAAGTCTTTAATATATTTTAAAAGGGAAGGACCGCCCGAAGCAATAATGATATGCTCGTTATTTAATCTTCCTTTTTTTGTAATCCATTTATCCAATTTCTTTTCATTTGCTTCTATGTTGGCATGAATATGTTCATCAGGCATGCAATCTTTAGGCCGTACCCGAATCGGCACTTGGTTGGCTCCTACACTTTCAGGAAAGTTGGGAAGAGGCATAGTAGGCCGTATAAGGAGAACGCCCAAGTTATTAAAGCCACCGTCTTTAACACGGTCATTAGTCTGTACCAGAAACTTTTTAGAACCGTCAATATCTATATTGTCAAAAAGTTTATTGGAACCGTACTTCTCAACGTCAGGTATATTCCCGACAGGATCAGCTGTATAGTAATCGTCAAATACAATAATAGGTGCTTTATTTTTTAAGTTTTCAAAGTCAGAAGTAATAGTTTCAATACTATGTCCACCATTTATAAAAGCAAAGTCAGGTTTTATATTCTGAATGTTGCAGAAATCGTTATCCTTTAACCGTCGTAAACTGTAACGGGAATTCCCTTTAATAATACAATAGGTAAATATCTTCCCTTCTTTTCTTATGTCGGTAGCGTACTCATTCAGTTTTTCTTTTACTTCTTTTTCAGAGAAATGAATTTTTACGTTGAATTCTTCTTGATCTGTTTCTTTATTCGCCTCTTCAAACAAATCAAATCCAGTGTAATGCACCACATCGCTATTTTCAAACGCAGCTTGTGCCATAGATATTGCCCTATCGCCATTCCATGTTCCTACTTCAAGAATATTGCTACACTTATATTCAGCAATTAATTTATTAATAACGTCGTAACGTGTTTTCACGGTAGTCGGAACAGCTTCCTCGTTCTCGTATTTTTTACTTCCCTTTTTATGGGTAAGGTAACTTCCCAGAGGAGAAGCTTCAAACGCATTCAGATCAGGACAGCCTAAACTCAGATCGTTAACTACCAGACCGTGTGCCTCGTGGAGTTTCAGAAGGCGTGTAAAAACAAAAGCATCTGTCCATTCCCGATACCCGAACAGTTCTCCACTCAGGTACAATCCTTCCAGATCTACGATCAGTTCCGTAGCGTGATTGTTCTTCTTTACGTTAAACGCAATGAAACCTGTTTCACTGTAGTCGATAGCCGTACGTCCCAGATGCGCTACTTCACAGTTTCCTAACATCTCAAGAAGTTTTTCAGTAGGAAACGGAACGCGAGTTATAACGTCTGCATCAAGCCAGATGACCCATTCATAATCCAGATTGTTTTCAACAACGATGCGTACTGCTTCGGACATGGCAAAACTTTTATGGGAAAATTTAAGAGCGTCCAGCCGATAGTTGTATTCCTTTTTTTCGTTCTTACCGTGTCGATTTGGATAAGTTTTTTTAAACCATTTCAAATCTTTATTATCGTCCAGATTCCTGTATTCAATTTCAGAATCATCTTTAGGTAAAAACTTATCAGCGTTAGGTCCATCATAATAAATAACAAGATCAACTTCTTTGTCCCAGTTCTTGATAAAAGAATCAACAAAGTTTTTTCCGTAGACTTCCCACGCTGACGTGTGAAAAGAAGAAACAACCAGTATTTTATTCATCGTTAATCGTAAATCCTTGGCGTATATCTTAAACGTGTCTCGACAAAATTCTTACGCCATTCTTCTGCATAGGGTGTATTTTGATGAGCGACCAACCACGGTCCACCTTTAGAAAAATGAACAGCGGATGGAATAACATTCTTATCTGTTACACCTGTAACGTAGTTCCATTGAGGAGGTAACGCTCCAATTTGTTTATCCGTTAACCAACTAAAGGCGTGAAGCTCTCCACCGTCAGTTTTGTTTACATAATCAGCGGTGACAGCATCGTTAGCTTTATGGTCAAGATTCCATAGGGTAAGAGAAGACCATAGTTTTCGAGGGTAAGCTGATTGAGTTACACCGTCCATTTTTATTCTTTCATCAGGATTGTCCCAATCAAACTTGACGCACATCACAGCGTACTTGTTTTGAACCATGTCGAATAACGATTTGATAGAACATCGAAACATAAAGTCACAGTCAACAAAAAGTACCCAACCTTTTAGCTCTCTTTTTTTAGCAACAACAGGTGTGAGAAAACGGGAGTGGGAAAATTCTGTGGAAAAAGGTTTACCATCCTGAACGTCTATGTACTGTCCGTTACCTCTGACGTACCATTCACGGGTAAACAAACCTGCCTGTCTTAACGTTCTATGGTTAAGAGGAAAACAATTTACGTTATCGTGGTGATTTAAGGTATGACTACAGACATCGTAAGCTTCACCTTCACGGGAGTCATAGCCTATAAAAACGTTATACATAATATAATTTATATAGACTACGAATAAGAAAGTGTCAATGTGACACTGTATTATTGTATGTCGGTTGTTTCTTTAAAAATCTGTCCTCTTACACGTCTAGGTATACCCGCAGTAAGAGCCATTTGAGGATAAAGATTTTTCATTACCCTTTCAATAATTGTATCTAGGTTAATTGAATACATAGCTGAATAATCACCTATTGATATTTGTTGGGTATCATGGTTTATAATATCTCTTATTAATTCCATTGCCCTGTTCCATGCATCTGGATCTTTATTTTCTATAGAATTTGTCATCAGACGAGCAATAGCATTCGTATATCTTTCTTTACCAGGTCTGGATCTATATTCATGGTAACGGGCTACCCCTCGTTTTTCCCATTCACGAGCGACTTTACCTGGTGTAAAACCTAACATGTTAGTTACACTCTGCTGCCATCCAACTTCATCTGGTGGAACGACTGTCATTCCTCCTCTAGTTGTAAAACCTTTTGTCGGAACTTGTGAAAAAGTATTTACCATTTTTGAGATGGAAACAGGAATAGCCAAACTTAACAGTGAATAAACTTTTAACTGGATTGGAACTGATGGATCGGTCATCGTTCTATGTGCTTCTCTGGCCCATTCAGCTATTCTACTTCCTGCTGGTCCTACCATCACTTGTGGTGCAGGTGTACCTGTTAACGCTCTCATAAACGGAATCAAACTTCCTAATCCACCTCGTCTGGATAAATCTATATCTAAGTCTAAAGGTTTAAGAAGTCCTCTGGTTAACGGGCCGTACATTATAGATTCAGCTATATCAGATCCAAAAATTTCATTAAGATAATCTCGTGCCTCTTTAAAATAATCTTCTTCTACACCTTCTCCAAGATTTCTGGTCATTATTTTTAATAGTTCATTGACGTCATCAGCAAACGGTAAACCAACACTACCTGCAAAAGCTACAAGTCCAGCTGTCATAAGTGTACCCTGTTTAAGAGCCATGAGTCTTTCTTCACCCGATAACTTACTAGGTGTACCGAAAGGCTGTATAACATTTCCTTCTTCGTCCAGTATTCTTTCTTCAAAACCAAAACGGCCTGTTAACGCTTTTTGAAAAGCTCCTGACCAGTTCTCCATCATTTGAAACTGGTAACTTTGAAACTGTGTGGCTAATCCGGCTATCGTAGAATTACCAGCAAGATTTCTAAAAAGACCAGGTCTGTTTTGTTTACCCATAACAAACTGGCTTTTTTCAACCATCATCTGAGTGGTTAACAAAGCAAACTGTTCATCCTTTGTCATGTCGCGTAAGAAGTAGGGAAGTTTCTCTTCCTCTTCTACTAAAAGAAGACCGCTTCTTGGTGTTGCTGCTCCGTGTCGTGGACCATCTTCTATAATTTTATAAAAAGGAGCAAATCTTGTATGACGAGCAAAATGTTTAGTACGTCTGCGTATCTTTGCATCTTTTAAATTAGCCTGAGTCATACGGTACGAAGATAAAGCTGTCGCTACACGGTTAATATTTTCTGTTACTCCGAATGCCCACGCCATTGCAAACAACATGCGACGAGGATAACCATATTTTTGAAGTCCTCCTGTTTCCCCGAAATATTCTCCCGCCAAATCCATATTCTGAATAGGTTGAATGGTTCCGGCATGGTTCAATATTTTTAACATATCCCATTCACCTTGAGAAAACCGAGTCGGTTTCTTTTTATTAAAGTTAAAACCGTAATCTCCTAGAGAAGCTGCATCTTTTCCCAAGACATCTAACAATCGAATCGAATCTGTAACTGCTTTTGCCAAAGATCCTACTGTTCGGGCTATTCCGTATACTGATGAAAAAATAGGAAAAGTTGACTGAGGTATTTGTAAAAGGTTAAGAGCTGATGAAGAAAGATTCAGTCCTAGATACATATGAAAAGCGTAAGCCCGTAACGCTTCATCCTGTGCTTTAAAAGTATTAAAATAATTCCAAGATTCTAATGCGTATTTATGTAAACCCCTTTGCCCTGCTTTTTGTAATCCGTCAAAAGAATTACTGATCGCACTTTGTTGCCATAAACTCGAACTAATATTTGCAGAACTGTTAACGTATTGTTCTAAGCCTGTCGTTAAAAAACTACCGTTGTTGTTATCTTCGTTTATATAACCTACAACAGGTGGCTGCATTCTTTTGGTTGTAAATTTTTCAAATGCTCGTTGACCTGCCATATCATGTATATCTCTTAACAGATCTACAATCATATCAGATCGTCCTTTCGGTCCTGATTTTTCGAGTTTATCTTTAAGATTAGGATTTGAATTAAAATGAGCTAACGAAAGTAAAGCTGCGTCAATTTTAGGTAACACTTGACGTAGAACAGTACGTTGGTTACTGATGTTTAATTCAGTGGAAGGAAATAATTTATCAATATCCATTTGAGTTACGTTTATTTCATAACCCGCTTCTTCAGGAAAATCTTCTTTTAATTGTTTGGCTAATTTTTCTGCTCTTCTTTTTTCCTGAACCGAAGCTCTCTTTTCAAAACCTATAGCTCTTTTTCTAAGTGTAGGCACAGGACGTAGCATTACAGGTGTAACCTTTTTAAGAAGTTCTCCCTTTTTATTATAATTTTTCTTGGTAATGTATACAGCGTATCCCCCTAACCTGTAACGGGGAACGTACATTTTATTTTCAATTTCTCTCAATGTACTAAAAGCTTTTTCAAATTTTACCATCTTGTTATAAAGAGCTTTAATTGATTTTAATTTTCCTTCTCCACCAAACTTATCACTCTTTAATAACCTTTCTAAATCCCGTTTGTATCGAGAAATATCATGTATTTTCTGATTATATTCTTTCAAAGCTTCTCTTTGTTCCTTAGTTTTTGTAATAAAATGCTCTTCTCTTGGAACAGCATCTAATCCATAACCAGCTTCTTTATGGCGTTTCTTAGCTCTGTTAAAACGTTGTCTTTCATTTTTTGTTAATTTTCTTTTAGTTGGAAGCGGTGGCTCTGACGGTTCTTCTATTGCTTTTTCAAAAGAAATAGCTTCTCCCTTTTCATCTTTTTTTACGAATTGATTCAGCCATTCTGTAATACGGGGAAATAAATCTGAAATTGATTCATTTAAATCCAGATAGTTAATCGGAGGACGTCCTCTCCAACTCATTTCTAAATCCACATTTCTTTCACCTAACGCTAAATCTTTAAATATTATATAGCCGTCATCAATTAAACTTTTCACGAAACCCCGTTTTGCCTGACTGTACGCTCCCTGAACTGTTTTGACATAAGATTCAAAAGCTTTGATACCATCTTTAGATAATTTAATTTCCTCCTGACCTGTCAATCCTAACTGTTTTAATTGATAGGCGTCTGTATCAGCTATCTTTACACCTATTTTCTTTCCTCTTACTTTTCTGCCTTCTTTTCTTAGCTCTAACTGCTCCTGTACTTCTGCCTCAGATAATTCATCTATCTCTTCATAGATATTTGTTGCCTTTATATTGGTAAGAGTATCTTTAAATGGAAGGTCAGGATAAGATTTTAAATCAATTACATAACCAAGTGCACGTACTTCGTTTATATTCAAATTAAGATAATCACCTATTACTACAAATCTTTCAACTTCTGTTAATATACGTTGAGCTTCCCTTTTTCTTTTACCGTAAGGAAGAGATGCCATTGTTAGATCCATAAAATCTTTTAAATTTTCTAACGACATATTTTTAAACTTGTTCCGTAACTCTACCTCTTTCTGATGGGCGTTATAGAAAACACGAAAGCTTGGATACCTGCCAGCTAATCCACTTAAATGGGTAATCCACTTATTCCATTTACTTAATACTTCTCCTCTGTTCGTTAACTCTTTTGTACTTTTTACATCATTAAAAGCTTCTTCAGCCCCTTTTTTCAACTTTTCTCCAGTAATAGATGCTTCCAAACCCTGTCCGGCAATTAACGTACGTTCTTCAACGTTTGGGGCTGCTCCTACACGTTCTGCCAGTTTACCATTTTTAAAATCTTCCATAGCTTTTAACGTTCTTTGTTCAGGTGTCAGTTGCCATTCACCAGCCCTAAGATATTTAAAAAGACGATTAACAAAATTTTTAATCTTGTACATTACTTTTCTAGCAGGAGAAGTTAATCCTTTTATATTGGCTCCGGCCATATAAGCCGCCATTACTTTAGCTCTAATTTCAAGTTGTTGTTTATTTTTTGCGTATTGTTTTACCTCTATATTATTAGCCTCTGCCAGTTCAGGTGTAAGAACTTCATCCAGTACTGAACGTTCTTCCTCTGTCAGAGCTAATCTATCAACCATATGAAAAGCTTCTTCACCTGCCAGCCATAACGCTGACATTCTGGAATGAGGAAGATCAAATTGTGAATTTTCAGCTAAAACAATTAAACGACTGATAGGATCAGTAAAGGCCATTACTTTATCAGTAAGATTCTTGTCTCCTCCTTTTGCTGCCCATAATTTTCTCAACTCTTCTACAGACATGAAAATAGTTTGAACAGTTCCACCTGTTTTATCGGCAATCCATTCTACAATATTTCGCCGTTCCCACATGTTAAGGGGAATTCTTTCTCCAATATCTTTTGGATTTAAATTCTTTTCTGCTGCGGCTGCATCTATAATATCCTCATTAGGATTTGGTTCTCCTTCAATTTCTTCAGTTGGATCTACAATCTCCTCCTCAATAAATTGCTTATACAGATTATTAATTTTCTTTATTTCTTCGGTTAGTACACTTCGATCAGTAATTGACGTAAAATCTACTTCCAGTTCAGTTAATATCTCTGCCTCTACCAATGCCCTTTTCTTCTCTTCTAATGATAGACCTTCTCTTCCTGTATCTATAGGTTTATCTCTTCGTTTTCCTGCTTCTTTTCTTATCTGCTCATTCTGAAAGTTAATATTAGCTCGTTTCTCTATATCCTTAATCTCTTCTGGTGTAATAGTTGTTTCATATAACCCTTTCTTCTTAGCTTCTGCTAATTGATTAACTTCACTTATCGTAAACCTTTCAGTATTAGCTTTCGCATCAGTTCGTTCCTTTATATTTTCCTTTGCCTTTATCCAAATATCTCTTAATTTAACATCTTTTGAACGCTGCTCCGCTGTTACACTTTCTAATACTACTTCTTCTTTCACATCTTTTTCATTTTTATTTAGTGTTTCTACTGCTTCTCTACTCCATTCCTTATACCCTGCCTTACGAAGTTCTTCATTTATTTCAAATTCATTTATGACTTCTCCTTGTCTTATTACCTTCCTTCTCTCGTTCCAAAAAGCTTCTACACCTTCTGGACTTCTATCTGCTTCCGCTTGAAACCTATCAGACATTTCTTGAAGTGTTTCATCAAAAGGTATTGTATCAGGTTTAGAATCAAATTTTACACCTCTTTCATTTGCTTCTAAAAATACCGCCCTATTATAGGTGGTAATCATTTTGCTTATATTTGGATAAAGATGGAACATTCCTTTTTCATCCATGTAATATGCTTTTTTTACATTGAAAAAAGGTGCGTTATTTTTTACAAAATTTATTCTGGAAGTAGGTGAACTAATATCTTTTTCATATAAATTAACAGGCGTTCCTCCTAAAATATACTTATCTTTTCCTTCCGCTATTTCTTGTTCACTCCATTCCTGCGGCTCTCCTGTTTTTCTATCTCTTTTAAGAGGTGTATAACGCCACGTTGCATCGTTTAAAATAAATCTTATAAAAGGTCTTCCGTTAAAGATACCAAACTTAACTTCCCGTGTAGGATTCATAAAACCTGATTCATCCAATAAAAAATTGAGCATGGAAGTTGAGGTTACAGGATCAACAGAATTAGCAGCACCGTCTTCAAGTTCTTTACGACGTATTTCTGTTACCCCTTTAGTTTGAACAATCTCTGAAATGGGAACTTTACTAACAACTTTACCTTTGGTATCCTGAACATCTACTATTTTTTCTTGATGTCCTAGTTTTTTCCGTAAATTTTCAGTAAATTCTTCTTCTGTCGTTGCTTCTGTAGGAGAAATTGAATCAGCTAATTCTCTTGGAGAAACATAGTCGTTAGGATTATACTCCTCTATTAATGGAATTATACCTTTATTTTTATTGGATGCATCTATTGAAAATCTATAAGGCTTTCCTACTACATTTAACACATCATATATATTAGAACGTCTTTTTCCAAATTTCTTTGTATATCTACCTCTTGAATCTGGAGCGGCTCCATAATCAGCATCTTGCCACTTTCCTGTTTTTTGATTTATATCTCTTGGAAGGGATAATTCTATCTCTTCTTTTAGTCGTTCCAACGACATCTCTTGTTCAGGAACGCCTCTTTCTCTTAACCACTTTTTTAAACCTTCAATTTGTACGGCACGTTTAGGCTCATTATAATGTTGCAATGAAAATTTTGCAGGATTACCTTTTTTATCTGTATATTCAATTTCTATTTTATTTAAATCATCTAAGGGTTTACCTTTAGTTACAACTTTTTTCTCATCCCCGGTTGTTACTTCTTCAGTATCAATTATTTTTTCATCAGGAACAGTAATCATTCCTCTATATTTTTTAAGAGCATTCTGATGAGCCTTCATAGCTAGCTGTACTGCTGGAACTTGATCTATTTTATCTCGTGGTATACCCTCTTTTTCCGCCTTTTTCCTTTCGCTATTTACTTTTTCTTTTGCCTTATTAATTACATTTCTACCTTCCCTACTCTCCGTATCTATAAAAAATTTATCTTCTTTTATGTCCTTCCTCGCTGTAAGTGGAGACAGATCTTCTAAAGGTTTACCAATAGGTGCTGTTTTTATATTTTCTTGCGCTAGATCTTGTCTTCTTTTTTCAGAATCAAACGGTTTAAACATAATACCAGCTTTTTCACGAGCCGATATAACAAGTCTGTCAGCTTGTTCTTTTGTAAGATTATGTTCTGGAAGAATGTCTTCACGTATCTCTACTGAAGAATAAGGATACAATTGATTAACAGTATTTATATTTTTAGTCTTTAACGTATCTCGTATTTCAGGTGTAACCTCTTCTACTTCCGATAATTGTGTTTCTCTTTCTACTTTCTGTTGATTGGCAATTTCATTATGTTTTTCATTTTCTAAAGTGGTTACATAATCTTTCTCAGTTTCAAAAAGAGCGGTACTTGTATTTTCAAAATTATCAATAGCAGCCAATTTTGTTACATTTTCAGGAGTTTCTTGAGGATCAGTCAGCAACTCTTCTTTAGTTACAGCCAACTCTTTTTTATTAGTAGGTAACTCTAAGTTAACTAATTCTTTTTCAGCTGATTGTTTTGCGCTTCGTAAGTTTTCTATTGAAGCAGAAGCCTCTGCTAACCCCTTAGAAAACTCTTTTCCTGTTTCCTCGACAAATGAAGACCTATCTAATTCAGTGTTAATACTTTCATCAAATTCTTGTTCTTCATCCTTAATAATTACTTTTTCATCTTTTGTTCTATCAGGTATAGAACCGACTCTATCATAAGTGGCAGCTTCAAGTTCTCCCGTTCTTCCCCTTTCTCCAGCTAGTACCTCTTCAGCAGTTGCTGATTCAAGTTTTTTAATCGTAGGACGTGCCTTCTCGTTATAAAGAAGGTTAAGACCTTTCCATCCATTATAAACGTTGCCGCTCGTCTTATCTTCATAACCGTGTAAGATAGCCTGATTAATTTCTTGTTGTGTAACCTCATTTCTTTTAAGAGCATCGACTCTTTCTTTAAAAGGTTTCATGGCTTTTTGCATACGTTGCTGTTTAGTCAGCCCATGATAGCTTCCTCCACCCACACCAAATAAACCACCTAGTAATCCTCCTGCTACCAGTGATTCAAGATATTCATTAAAAGCTTCTGCATCTTCTGGGTCAACAGGAAGTCCTGCCTGTAGCCTTTCCAATGCTTGTTGAAAGACTTCTGTTGGTCCTTCCGTAGCAATCCCTAAAGCCATTCCTTTAGGTATTTGTTCAGCCAGTGTTTTTCCTAACGAGACACGAGCCGCTGATAATTCTTTTGCTGTTTTATTTTTTAATTGATTAGCTGTAATTCTTAACGCCTCACGCCTTGAAGGTGCGGCAAAACGAATAGCACGAGCTGCTGGTCCTAAAGCAATAATAGTAACTGCATCTAAAGCCGCTTGTGGTATGGACGTTGCGGCTGCTGCTGCATAACCTAATTCTTGATCGCTAGGTATTTCCCCTGTTTCCGCATATTTAGTTTCTATCTGACGTTCAAGATTCATTCCAAAAAAAGTAGCTGCCCCTGCAAATATCCCTCCAACAAGCGCACCAACAACAGGAATAGGAAGAAATGCCTGTCCTAATGCTGCTCCTCCGGCTATACCTGCTATCGTCGGCCCCATGTACGGTAAAGAACGACCAAGCTGTTCACCCGTAAATGTAAGAAGTCTATCCAATCCACTTCCTACACCGTCCTTATCGAAGGTTTCACTAACATTAGCCCAAGTTGTTGTTGCTTTGTTGGCTCGTGCATCCTTTGATATTTGATCATAACGATCAGCAACATCCTGTCTGTTTACCGTATCAAGTCCTGTTGCTTCTTCAACAAGACCCGGTAATCCTAATTTAAAGGTTGTTCCCAACGCCGTTGTAAAACCACTCCATCCACTTGATAATCCACGACCAAGAGCAGTTCCATCATCAATAGCAGTAGTCTTATCAACAAAACCAGTAGTATCTATATTTCTATCTGGTGAAGAAATCATAGAAGATAATCCTGTTTGTGATTGATCGATAGATGCGTCTATATCTATACTAGCTGGATCTATATCTTTAGTAGGAATAGAAATAGGAGTAAGAAGATGTCCGTAAGTTCGACGAACATAATCTTCCAGTTCCTGTTCTCCTAAATTATCAGGAACTGTTATAATTCCAAGTTGAGGAAGCTCACCAATACTTATTTGCATAGCTTAGTCTCGATCTTTATAATTATTATTATTATTATTATTATTATTCCCTTTTAATAGTTATAGGTAATTGCGGAATGGTTTTTGTGCGCTGCTCTAGTAAATCAAAATAACCTTTTTTTGCTATAGCCGCTGTCTGCGCTATAAATGCCTTCATAAATTTCTCCCTTTCTACTTTATCTTCTATCTGTGCCATTCTCATCATCATTAATTCTGCATAAGGAGCAGTAGTTAAACCATCTAGTAACTTTGTTAAATTCGTTAAATGGTGTTTTTGTTGTTCAGCTGATAACTTTCTTGCGGCTTCAAATCGTTCAGATACTATTTTCAGTCTTTCTATTTCATTTTTTACTCCCACACCTTTTGCCTGACTTCTTCGAAGATTAATTATAGATCTAGTTAATTCATTTGATAATTCTAAAGCTCTCTGTGGTTTTGCTACATATAAAGTTTTAAAATGATCTTTATTTATCAACTTACCTAACTTAGTTGTTAGCTCTAACTGTGTTGCATCCGGCTTGTCAAATTGAGTCAATGTAGGTTTGGTAAATTTAGGAACATGAGGTTTTTTGAACGATGAAAGTATACTAGGTGGAGCATATTTGGGTCTTGTTGGAAATACAGGTAATTCTCCTGATGACTTATATTGATAAAGTGCAGGAGCATCAGGAGTTATTTCTGTTAATTTATCCTCATATGGTTTGGTTAACGCCGCTATTGTTGCTACATCCTGTTCTTTACCCATTGGTAATCTTGAAGCCCATCTGGAAGCTGCCAAAGCTTTAGGTGCGCCACTAGCATACCATGCCCTCATTCTCTCATTATAATCTTTAATAAGGTTATTTCTCTCTGCTACTAAGGCTTTACGTGCATCATGTTCTATTATTTTATATTCATTAAGTTTGTCTGTTTGAGATAGATGTTTGCTAACGTTAGCCTTTTTCCATTTCGTTGTCTTTTCATAATTCTCTATCGCTTCATCAAAATTATCCTCAGTTTCTGCCCGTATTTCTGCTTCAATCTGTCTTGTTTTTCGTCTGTCTGCTGCTATACGTATATTCAATTTTTCAACATCTGTTCGTCCCTTTAATTCAGCCTGACTTGTATCTATGCCATGTTGCTTAACATCTGTTTCATATTGTTCTTTTGCCCTATTACGCCGCTGTTCTTGTGCCGCCGCCTTTTCCTGTTTTGCTACCTTTCTAGTACGGTCTTTTTCATGTTTAGCCCATAAAGCTCCTCCCTCAGATGTTTTAAAATTTTTATCGTCTTCTATTTTTTTTAATTTCTCCTTTTCTATTTCCCCTCCTAACCGACCAAATTCCTTCCTTAATTCTTTTCCTGCTACTTCAGTTTCATCACTTATAGATTTTCCCTTTTTCTTTTCCGCCCATTTCTTTTCAAAGTCTATATTCTTTTGTTTTTGAGTTTCTATTTTTTTCCTTTTTTCTTCAGCTTTTTTAGCTGCCTCAAGTTTAATACCTTTAGCTACCTGTTGTTCACTAGCTTTAGAAAGAGGTTGAAATGATTCAATTTCAGGACTGATTTCAGGATTAAATCCTATCTTTTTATATTTTTTTGGTACTTTTTCACCTTCTTTTCGTATAGCATCTACAGCTGCATCTAAATCTTTAGCAGACAAGTTTTGTGCCTCTTCCATTAACTTGTTCAGCACAGGTTTATCACCAATAAAAGTATCAGGAAAACTTACCCCCGATTGTGGCTTATAGCGTTGTTTTCCCATAGATATATACTTGTTCCGATAAGCTGATATCGCTTTCTTATGCTGTTTTTCCATAGCTCTTTGTCTTTGTATTAAATTATGGGCGTCTACTGTATCTCCTTTATCGGCTGCGGTTTTTATCATCCTGTTAACTATAGTATTCAGGTCTTTATATCTTTTTCTTTCTTCAGCTAAGCCCCAAGTCATCCAACTTGGTCTACCGCCTTTTCTAAGAGCCAGTGTTGGACCTGATCCAAGACTTGTTAATCCACCAGGTTGACCTACCTGTTCCTCGTAAGGTTGATTAGGAGCTACCCCTCCTCCATCTGCATAAGAAGGAACCTTTCCTCCAGCACCGAACCAGCCCATGCCTTTAGCTCCGAAGAGATTGGAAACTGCCTTTGATCCTTGTTCAAACGGTGTATAAGTTTTCCA